TTAAATCTATTTTTATTCTTTTTAATTTCATCTTATTTTCAAATTCCCATAGTAGAGTTTCACCAATATCATTTCAAATTCCCATAGTAGAGTTTCACCAATATCATTTTAAAATTAGTTTGTTTTGTCCGTCAGAAGTATCCCCCTTGAAAAAGAAATTCATTGCAATTGAATATCTATTTTTATTAGTTTTGTTTTTTGTAACAGAGTGTCTTAACCTGGACGGAAAAAATAAAAGATTACCGGTCTTAGCTTTAAACTGTGCTCTTTCAGAATTGTACATATTAGGTTCAAAGAATTTTAGTTTTACTGTTGGCATATGTAATCTATTTTCTGTTTCATCTAATTCAAAGATAGTATCACCTGAACCCTCAGGTACATCTAAGTAGTATATTCCGGATATGATTGAATTCGTATGAAAATGTCTGTGCGAATAATCATTAGGCTTATGCAAGTTCACCCACGCTGCCGACATATACCAATCGTAATCAAATTTACTTACTGACATATAATCTAAGAAGTCATAAAAGTGATTGTAAATACAAGATTTAAGTAATGAAAAACGTCTAGGTTCTAATACATTAAGATCCTTTGTGTATGATCCATTTTTAATTGGGTATCTTTGAAACTCTAGATCTTTGAAATATTGTATATCACTTGGTTCTAATACTACATCAACAGGCACTTGCATTATTGGTGTTGGGAAAAGATTAATAATCTCCTGATCTAACATTTACTACTCCTAAACTTATTGTTAATGTTGAATTGTGAACCTCATTAAACACAGTTATAAAGTTTTTCCAAGTATGTGTTTTAAGTAAGTTCTTTTGGCGTGACGTTAATGATGTCTTTGGCTTCCCCGATTTTTTCTTCAAGTTCACCAAGTCTTTTTTCAAGTTCATCTCTCGACATACCCTCCAATCCAACGTGTTTTACTTCTGATTTGTTTACAAACATTTCGGCCATTTGGCCACTTCTAAACTCTGCATTAACAGCTACTGCTAACTGTCCTTTGTCTTCAGCTTTAGTAGATAAGTGTTCAAATCTTTTATATTTACGTAATTTATCTTTCTCATATATCTGTAATTCTTTTTGAAGTCTAGATTCTAAGTATCTACAAACGTGTGGATTTAAATCGGGATTTGTTAATCGAGAGGCTACTTCTGTTGGCCCTTCAGGTTTATTAGATTTATAACCTGCTAATGACGCTGCCTTTACCTTACTTATTTTACCCCAATTCTCTACTAGATTATCTACAAATAGTTTTTGTTTGGGTGTGAGCTCGGTAATAGTCTTTAATGAATTTTTCTTTTTAGCCATCTTGACCTAATATAGCACCTCTTTCTCTCCATTTCCATATACCCTTTACATACAATTTGTAAAATATTTTTCAAATTTACATAGTCTTGGTTCAAAAATTCCTAAAGTTTGGGTATATTTCCCAAAGTGAAAACTACTTTAGGAATGCTATTAGTGTTGGTATTATTGATTAATACTCTATTTTTCCTATTTTCCTAGTTTGAAAGCTGATATTAAAAAACGTATTTTTTATTTTTTCCTATAGAGTTGGTATATGGGAAAATCACCGAGGGCCGTGAGACGTGATACCTGTTGCATTATTGCAACAGTGATATAAAAGCAACACTATTCACGATGCACGGATTTTGATAACTTAAGCTGTCATTAATGATGCAAGACGGGTGGCGGCGGGAGACTAATGCCACCCACTTTAGAAACATTCTAAACTAAAAACAACGGCGGAATCCCAACGGGTACGATACCTCAGTTGCAATTTTTAAATTTAGGTAGTAGACTTAAAGAGACTATGATATTTAGACTTAATTATCATCGTTAAACTTCTTGTTTAGTTGTGTGAGGTGGAGCCTTTCCCACCTCACATTTAAATAACCTCAATAACTAAATCATCACTTCTTCCTACATCCCGTCTTGCATTCATTACATAAATTCTAAGAAACTTACGTTGCTCAGGGTTCTTCTCTTTTTTTAATCGCTCAAATAAAGCAACATACTTTTTCCATTTTAAATGTTTCTCGGTAAAGAAGATTAATTTTTCTTTCAAAGCTTTACGGTATTGATTACGTACATATTCAGGATCCCATCCACACCACCAAGATACGGTTTCAAAGTCTTTAGATTCTAAGATCCAATGATGAGCACTCCATTTTAAGATAGAGGATTTACGATCAGTATTAGTAACACACAGATCTTCAAAGGCATTAAGTACAACGTGCCTCCATAACTTCTGATAAGGATCTACATTCTTTTGATCCAACATATCAGATGCACACTTAGTGCCCATAATTTTTAATAAGCTGACTGAGTATATCACTGTAATATTTCTCCATATTCTTTGGGAAATCCATACGAGAAGCGAACTCGTACTGTAAATATACATCATTAAGGAAGTTTGTAATTTCTGCGCCATCCCAATTATTTTTTCTTGGGATTTCTAAGATTTCTTTTAAATAAACTATTTCCATTTCATCATTATAACTTTTACTTATTGCCATCACTAGACTCCTTAAATCGTACAGCTTCAAACCCTGACAATTGTTTGTTTGCACATAAAGCATTTCCTGCAACAGATATTCTCACACAACGTGATCTGAAAGGATGTACTAAGTGTTTTAATTTACTTGGAAAGATAGCCATCTCACCTTCTTGTGGTAAGAAGATATGGCCATCATTACTAAAATCCATATACTCACCATATGTAAATTGTATTGCACCAGGCCCCATACCGCTGCCTCTAAAATCTTCAAACTCATCTTTTAATTCTTGTGGTATCTCTGTCCAAATAACAAAGCTAAGATCTGACTCGTGAAAGTGTAATGGATTGAACTCACCAGGTTTTTGAAAGTTTACCCATAAATCGTGACACTCAAACTCCAATGGCTTTGTATACTTTGTACTAGACCAAGACGTTGAGTAAGCATTGTAATAATAATCAAAATACTTTTTAAAATGTATGTTAAATTGTTTTATGTAATCTTTAGGTATATGGAACTCATCTTCTAAGTGGCCTGCTAATGTATCATTGGCTAATCGTTTTCTTTCTTTAGCAGCATCAGTTGCTTGTCTTAAAAAATTTAAATGAGATGAATCTATTTTACACCTAATAAGTAATGGCCCCCAATAAGGGTATACATAATCGTGCTCTTCTAATTTTGGGCCTAAAGTATCAACGATTGGTTTGATCATCTTTCCCACCTTGTAAAACTTTGAATTGCACTACATTGTTTGGTTGCTTTTCTTGTTTATCTTTGTGGACGAAGTATAAATCTTCTGCAGTATGTAAGAACTGTGTTGACCAAGGATTCTCTACTCCATAGTCTGCGCCATTCAGCAAAGCCCAAAAGACTGCTGTAACTTTATCGTATGATTTTTTATCTAA